AACCGGATAAAGAAATCCGTGCTCAGACCTATCCTTATATTACAATTGATTTAATCGGTGTTAAAGAAGACACTGAGCGTGCTCATCGTGGTTATGTACCTATGACTTATGTTCCTGAAGATTTGACTGGTTGGGCTGACTCAACCTCAGGTAAATTAATTAGCGATACAAACTTTCCTATTCCGGTAGATCTTTTCTATCAAGTAGTTACTTATGCACGTCAGCCTCGGCATGACCGACAAATAATCGCAACCTTGGCACTACAAGGTAGATTACCATTTAGATTTGGGCAACTCCACATTCCAGAAGACAATACAGATCGTCGTTTGGATATGTTAGGGTTCTCAAAAAGAGATACTACTGAAAGCGGTAAAAGACTATTCAGTAATATCTATAATATACGTATTAGCGCAGAACTATTTCCTGATGTTATTGAACAGGTATACCAAGTGCTTGATACACCTACAACTACGTACAACCCACAATTCACAACCTTCGGTTCATGATACTACCAATAATACGTCTATCCAATAATCAACCTAACCCTAAGGAGTAAACCGGAATGGCAACATTCAGTCGCCCCGGAGTCTTTATCCAAGAAGTAGCTCTACCACAAGCTGTGCCTCTTGCTGATTCATCAGCAGCAGTTGGTGCGATGGCTGGCTGGTTAAGCAAGGGAGCAACAGCTGCTCCAGTGCTTGTATCTAGCTGGTCTGAGTTTGTTAAGAACTTCGGTGGATTAAATGATTCCTACCCAACCACATGGGCTGCCTATAACTTTTTTGCTAATGGTGGCCGCCAACTTTATGTAAAGCGAGTTGTAGGTACAGGAAATGCAGCAGGAACTGTCATTGTTAATGATGGTGTCAGCGGCACAACTACCCTCACCGCTACAGTAACTGCAGCATCTAGCCAGTCTACAAACGCTACTGTTACAGCAGCGTCGGCAACTGGTGGTGTAGTAACATACACAGCTACAAATACATTTGTACCTGGACAAACAGTATCTATTACAGGTTTGAGCACAGCTGCATTTAACCTAACATCTGTTGTTATTGCTACAGCTAACGGAACTCAGTTTACAGTGACAAACGCTGCAACTGGTACCGCTGTTACTGGTGCATCAGCAACAGCTACTGCTGTAAGTAATACAATTACATACACAGCTAACAACAGCTTTACTGCAGGACAGACAGTATCTATTACTGGTCTTTCAACCACTGCATTTAACCTTTCATCAGCAACAATTGCTACTCGTTCAGCAACACAGTTTACAGTCACTAGTGCTGTAACAGGTACTGCTGTAACAGGTGCAACCGCTACTGCTACAGTAAACGTAACAGTAACAGCTAATCCTGTATTTACAGTAACAGCTATTAATCCAGGTGCATGGTCTACAGCTTATGGCGTACAAGTTGTTCCTGCTGGAACATCTACCCGCTTCGGTCTAAACATCTACAACATCGTAGGAAACACATCTACTCTTGTTGAATCATGGACTGATCTAAGCATGGACACAACTGACAAGTACTATTTCCGTACTGTACTTAATAGCTTGTCTGCTTACGTAACTGTAGGAACTTCTGGTCTTGATACCACAAAGTTCCCATATACATTATCTTCAACTCCTACCCTGTTCTCAGGTGGAGCTGATGGTTCTGCGCCTGCACGTACAGACTACTATGATGCATCTTCATCACCTGCAGTTGGAGCTTGGACTACCTTTGATTCTATTCAGAATCCTGTGGTAATGTACAACCCAGATGCACCGTATGCAGCAACAAGTACCCTTACCTCTCAACTTCACGGAGATGCTATGATTTATGCATCTACTCGTGATGACGCATTTGTAGTTGTAGATACTCCATCAGGACTATCAGCAACAGCAGCCCAGTCTAGCGTAACCGCTACACTTACAATTGCTGCTGCATCAACTACAGGTAATATTGCAGCAGCTTATTATCCTTGGATTAATATTCCAGACGGTAATAAGATTCCTGGAGCAACACGTCTACAGGCTCCTGGTGCAGCTATGGTAGGTCAGTATCTTGCTACTGATGCAACCCGCGGTGTATATAAGACACCTGCTGGTCTTGGTAACCAGATTGCTCTTGCAGTATCTACAGAGAAGCAATTTACAAATGCTGAGCTTGATACTATCAATACAAGCGTTGACCCAATTAATGCTATCCGTCAAGTTCCAGGAGCTGGAATTGTTGTAATGGGTGGTCGTACAATGGACAACACTTCAAATAACCGTTATATTAATATCCGTCGTTCTCTTATCTTTGTTGAAAAGCAGATTAAAGATCTAACATCTTTTGCTGTATTTGAGAACAACGACTCTCGCCTATGGCTACAGATTCGTACAGCTATTAATACATTCCTACTTAACTACTGGTCACAAGGTGGTCTACGTGGAAACAGCCCAACAGAGGCGTACTATGTGAAGTGCGACTCAACAACAACATCTTTTGCCGACATTCAAAATGGTCGCGTAAACGTTGAAGTTGGTGTGGCTCTCGAATATCCAACAGAGTTTGTTGTCATTAAGCTTGGACAACTAACCGGAAACGCATCAGCGTAAGGAGATAAATAAAAATGGCAGCAGTAGGAGCAAACGCTACAGTTAATGCATTAAGTCAACTTATGACCGATCCAGTTCGTAACTTTAAGTTTGTGGTGACTTTTTCACCTACAGGCGAAGGTACAACTGGTAAGGGTTGGGGTAATGTATTTGGAAAGATGGGCTTTGTATCTCTTTCCGGACTTAGCGTATCAACAGAATCAATCGCCTATCGTGAAGGCGGATACAACACTAACGTGCACCAGATTCCTGGTCAGTCAGCGTTTACACCAATCTCACTTTCAAAAGGCGTAATGCTTGGACAGCCAGATAATGCACTATGGATGAAGCGACTATTCTCAGTCCTAACTCCTAGCGCACAAGTTGGAGTAGGCGGCAACTTCCGTTGCAACCTAGACATTCAAGTACTAAGCCATCCGAACCCAACAGCAAGCGTAGGTGCAGGTCTTACAACACCAGGTGATACACCGCTTGATCTGCATACTTCACTTCGCTTTAAGGTGTACAATGCATGGATTACATCCCTTTCCTATAGCGGACTAGATGCAGGTTCTAACACCCTTATGGTGGAAGAAATTCAGCTAGTTCATGAAGGTTTTGATGTATCATATGCAGAAAGCTATACAACAAACGGATCTGCAAAAGAACTTGGCTAATCTATAAAAAGGCAAATAACTTCCTAATCTATTAAAAAGGTAAATAATATGACAACAGATACAACTATAAATTCTACACAAGATCCTCAACTAGCTAATAAGCTAGCCCAAGAAGCAATGGCCCTCTCTGATCAGGAGGCAGCAGTAAGAGCTACTAAGCTCGACATTACTCTGCCTCCTGATACAGTAGTTACTCTACCTGGTGGATTGTACGATCCATTTGAAGGCATGATTACCACAGCTGAAATTAGAGAGCTAAACGGAATTGATGAGGAAGTAATCTCTAAGGTAAGTGATATTGGTAAATCTCTTCTTCTTATCTTAGAGAGAGCTACAGTTAAAATCGGTAATGAACCGGCCACTAATGAGCTACTAGATGCCCTGTATTCAGGTGATCGAGAAATGCTTTTGTTGGCTATTAGAAAAGCTACATTTGGTACAGAAGTAAAGCTGGGTCCTGGGGATTGCCCAGAATGTGGAGAAACTCAAGTATTCACACTAGACCTAAATAAAGATGTTCCTATTAAGAATTTTGATGGTGAACGTGAGTTCACTGTTAAGTGTAAGGTAGGTCCTATTGTTGCTACCCTCCCTAGGGGAAGCTTACAAAAGGCTATTGTAGAATCTACAAATAAAACTTCTGCGGAATTAGATACAATTTTGCTAAAGCAATGTATCATTTCTATCAATGGTCAGGATCTTATTGATCCAGAAGCCGTACGACGCCTGTCTATTCAGGATCGTAGAGCAGTACTAGTAGAAATTACAAACCGCAACCCAGGACCACAACTAGGCGATTTAAAAACTTCATGTAAGTCTTGCGGCCAGGAGGTGCCGCTTCCGCTAACTTTAGCGGATCTTTTTCGCGAATGAGTCTGACTACGAAGTAGTTATGGATATGTACGGATTATTATCCGAACAATATCCTGGATGGTCTCTAAATGAGATTCGTCAGTTAAGCGTTAGAGAACGAGTCAATTGGTTAAACAAAGCAGTTAATAAGGTTAGGCGGTGATTTAAATGGCGGGTGGACAAAACTTTACCAACCCATCAGATGTTCCTTCAGGCATGCCTACAGCTAATGCAGATGCTTTATTTGAAGACCTGCCTAAAGAAATGTTGCGCCTCTTTAAAGAGGTAGAAACATATGTTAACCGCATCTCCAAAGAGTGGGGCAAAACTGTAAAGGAAACAACCGATGCAGTTAAAGGTGTAGAGAGCAATACTCCTGGTTCTGGTCGTCTTGGTTTAGCAGCAGTTACTCGTAGTGAAAAAATGGGTAAAGCTTTAGGGCTTGC